ATGTGCAATAGGATAGTAACCTGACCATCCTTCAACAGCCACGGCTATTCCTACTATCTCTCCATGTCCTTGTATTGCACCAGATCCTTTTGATCTTAGGTCAGGATCTTTTGTTTCCAAGTCGATTGCAATATATTTTGCATCAGATAAATCTGGAAACTCTTCTGGACAATCCCATTCTGTTTGCGCTGTAAACATTATAATATAAATTTTATCCATTGATAAAAATACAATGCAGTAAACATTGTCATCGTTATCAAATCCATTTTTGCCGGTATCATTATTTCTTTTTCTTTTTATCTTTTAACTTCTTTTTTTCTAATTCGCAATAGTGAATGATCTTATCAAGATCTTCTATTCCGTTCTTGTGCATGTATCTACAAACGTATTTCACAACACAGCCCTGAAAGAACGAGAGGTTATTTCTAGAAATAAACTCGTATGGCTGTATGTCAAAATACATATAATGTGATCCTCCGATTTGAACGTTTTGTGGTTTATCTTTCATTTCATCAAACATATTAACGTCTGTCATATTATTGGTACTCCTATGTTATATTGATATTCATAACCTTGATTGGTTATAAATATTTTTTCTTTTGCTCTTGTTATACCTACAAAAAATGTTCTGTGTTCAGGATCAGAATCTTTCAATGCTGAATCATAAATGATTCTTTCTAGATCTGTAAACAAAACAACGTTTTCTGCTTCTTCTCCTTTAACACCATGTATTGTAGATAATTTTATTCTAGCGTCTTTCATTAGATCTTCACTCTTTAGAATTGTTCTAATGTATTCTTTACTTGCATCTGGAAAATTTAAAAGTTCCCAGCCGCCCGTCACTAGCAAACCATGCTCGGCTCTTAATTCTTCTAATGTAACTGAGTTTAGACTTTGAAATGTCTTACCACTTGCAAAGCCTCTCGCTACTTGACCACCTTTAACTGTAAAAAACTTATATAAATTTTCAGCTTCCTTTGTATCTATGGAAGCACCTTTATTTAATCTTATCCAACTTCTATATGCTTTCAACATATCCTCAGAGAGTAAATCATGTTGTTTAGCATCAAATCTAATATTCAAACTATATAAATGATCTTTCAAAGGCTGCAGCATTTTATTGGTTCTTGTCAATACAAACCAAGTTCCTTTACTAAAATCTAATTCATAAAAATCTGTATCAGTGTGAACCTCACCCTCAGCTTCTCTTGGTTCCCATTTCTTATCTAATCTTTGTGACATGTATGGAAATATAGATTCAGCTAATTCATGTATCTTTTTCGGAACTCTTCTTGATTTTATTTGTGGATCTTCAGTGCCTTTTAAGTTAATAAATATAGAAGGATCAGCGCCTTGAAAGGTGTAAATAGTTTGATCATCATCCCCTGCAATGTAAGATCGTTGTGCTCTTTTCTCAATGTAAAAGAACATATCCCACTGCAAGGGACTTAGATCTTGGGCTTCATCGAGGAAAACAGCATGAAGTGGTGGACATTTGTCTTCCTCGACAAACTTAGAAATCATATCAGAGTATTCAACCATACCTGTGTGATCTTTATAAGTTATTAGATCCTGATAGATTTGTTCGGTTAGCCATAGATTTACACTAAAATGTAAGTCTAACTCTACGGCTGAATCTTGTAATGATAATTTTTTATTTCTTGCATATTCAATAACTTTCATATGACTGTTTTTATATTGAGGAAAACCTGAATCATTGATTTGTGTTTCAAAAGATAGATTCGCACATATTTTGGAGTAGTTTTTAAAACCTTTCCACTTTTCATTTTGTAAAAGATTTTTACTTGTATCTATTTTTAATTCTTGTGAACCTAGAGAATGCATTGTGCATACTCTAACACTTTCTGGTGCTCTTTCTTTAGCTGCTCTTACAGCTGCTCTACTAAATGCAAGATATAGAATATTTTTTGGGTCAGTTGTTTTTAGTTCTTTATCCAAATATTCCATAAGTCTATGTGTCTTCCCTGTTCCAGGAGGACCTGGTATTATTGTTCTATGCAAAAGGCGGCTCCTTCATCTTATCTTTTCTGACAATAGGCCTGTTAATATCTTGTTGTGATACTTCTATATACCTAACACTCTTGTTATTTATTTTGCCTGGTATTTCTTTTGCACCAAATAAATTTTCTAACATTCTTGCTGTCTTTTGTTTTGTGTATTGTTTGTCAGGCCAAGACTTTGTTCTTATTAAATATTTCCAAAAGTCTTTAAACTTAAAATAACTCATACCATCTTCTGTATATGAAAGACCTCTTAATATATCTTTCCAATCTTTACCTGGTATCTTGTTTGTATATTCGCTTAGTAGATCTTTTAATTGTACATCTATTTTTGTAGATTCTGGAGCTTCTATTGGTATTGTTTCTTTCAGTAATTTATTTATTGCCTTTCTCCATATGTGTTTGCCTATCGGTGGCATCGCTTGATTAATCTGTTCTAAACATTTTAGTGAGAATTTATCTGGCTCATGTAACTCAGATGAATCTACTTCTACTTGTTTGTCACCTATCGTTACATAAAATAGTGGTGGATCTGAATCATACTTTTGTATTTCTTTTATTTCTGCACCAGGTAATTCATCATCACCCACACCATATTCTTGTAGTACACATTTTTTAGAATTACAGAATGATGCAATAGGTTCATCTTTACATTTATATTGATAATCTTTACCATCAATAGATTTAATTAGTGTATCTATTTCTTTTTTATCTAGTGGTGGTTGACAATACGATTCGTTGTATTTAAATATTTTTGTATCCCAATCTGTATATCTTTTCTTACAATATACACCAAAATTATAGATTGCATTATTTCTTTGTCCGTTTGGTATGCCTTGTTTTGCAATCGATATTAAACATGGTGGTGCACCTTTTAATAAATCATCTGTATCTTTTTCTTCTTTAATTTTTAGATTGCCTAACTCTTTTTCTGATAATGCAATCTTATCGTGATACATAAAAAACTCTGACAATGTCATTGCCGAACCATCTTCTTTGATAGCATATCTAGTTGTCATCTTCGCATTATGGTATGGAAGATTTAAAAAACTACCTGTACCGCCTTTTTGCATGTCAACTTGGTTTTGTTTCGGAAATATCTCTGCTCTAGAATAACCCAATATGGCAGCCATATCTTTTAGTTTTGATCTAAATAAAGCTGCAGGTGCAAACTCTTTTGTAAATAAAAATACATGAGCACCACCAGACTTAGATCTAAATACTGTTAGAGGAAACTTGTGTTTGTTAATTTTTGTAATTAATTCTTTGTGATCAAAGCCATTGTATAAATCAATATCTATGCAAGCCCATTGACATTTGTTTTGTTCGTTAATTGGTATGATACCTAATGCTGGATCTTTACCATCCAAATGTTCTTGAAACATTTGTCTTGTCGGCTTTTGTTTAATTATAAATGATTTTGTTTTGTGTTTACCTCTGTCATCAAACTCATCTGTTTTTCTAGTTTGACCATAGGCACTAAACGAACCTGCAAATATATTTAAAAATCTATCTAATTCTGTCATGTCCACCAAGGAAAAGGGCGGCATTGCTGCCGCCCAATATAATTACGCTTTGTTTTTAATGCCTTCGTAGAACTTCTTCGCTCGTTCATACATACTAGCATCTTCTAACATTCCAACTTTCTCTACGTTGTAGCCGTACCATTGATTACCTTTACCTGTATTTAATACAGAAGATAATTTATAAATGTGACTAAACGATGGTGGAGTAAACGGACCATTCTTACCATCTAAACTAATAGACTTCATCATGGAGTTCCATTTTCTGCTGACTTTACCTTGAGATGAACTCATAGATATCATCGCAGTTTCGGAACCTTTATCTCCTATTATAATCACAAAGTGTTGACCAACAGTTAAGATGTAATTACCATTTTGTAATCTATCTTTACCATCAGGTCCCTTTGTAGTTTTTTCTAGAATATCCGAAGTATCAGGATAGATCATTTCAGGTCTACCTGAACCTGTTCCATAATCTGCCCATTCTTGGTATTCTAATTTATAATGACATGGAATAACCTGTATTCCTTTATCACCATTGTATAACTGTTTCGTAACAGTGTTTAAGAACATTCCAGGTTCTGCACCTTCAACATAATTTTGATTACGTTTCTGTGCTTCTGCTGAACCGTTCTGTAAAAGTTTTAAGATAGGCGGAGCCAGACTTTCTGTCTTCACATTCTCAAAACCCATTTGCGCATCTGCTTCAAATAATGAAGCTGAAGGCAAGTTTGCTTTTTTAGTAGTTACTTGTTTCTCGCTACTCATTTCTAGTTTCTCCTTGTTATTTTAGTTTGGTTACCCTCAAACGGTTTGAATAGGTCGGCAGGAACGTCTTGTCCAGATTCAAGTCGTTCCCTGACCAGTGCCTTGAGTGTCATTGGGTTCACTCCAATCTTCTGGACAGGTTCGAACCCATTGCCTCGTGCAAGTTCAGCATATTCTGCTGCCTTGTTATCTTCGCCACGACCAAAGGTAACGGTGATATCATTTTTAATAACATCACCTAGACCGTTGTTACGAAGCCAGTTAAAAGCTGCTTCCTGTTGATCTTTAGGAATAGAAGCGCCGTAGACTTTTTTTATTTCTACACTCTCGCCATCCTTCAGCTTTAATTTTGTAATTTGCATATCATCCATCATCGCTGGAATTTCTATGCTTGAAACTTGTCTTGCTTTTTCTTTTAATTTTTTTAGAGACTCTTCTGCATTTGAGATTTCATCTTCTAAATCTTTTAGTTCTAAAACTTTATCTGACAATCTTTTAGCTGAGTCTATCTGCTCAACAGATTGCATTCTATCGTTTTCAAAATCAATTTTTGTCATAACTTTCTCGCCTTTCTATATATACTTTCTATTTTGGAAGTCAACCTTTATTATATAAGTCTATCTCTACTGGATAATATCTCCTCTCTTGTTTATCCCACTTTAATAAATTGTACTTTCCATTTGTAATATCTGAAACTATTGAACATGCTACACCAATAATTGCAGGATCACCTGTAAGTAATAAATAATCTTTTTTAGTATAATCTTTCAACATACTTCTAAGTGTAGTTATTACATAAGTTGGACTCAAAATAATTTGAGAGTTCTCAGGTAATAAGACTTTAAGTTGTCCAAATTGTGTCGCTCCTATGATATTTATTTTAGGTGCACCAGCTTTGGTTCCAGGTATATCTTGAATTACATATACTGTTGAATTACCAGATTTTATTTTACTATAATCATTCATAAATTACTTTCTTGACATCATATAACATATAATATATACGCTTCCAATAGAAAGTAAAAATATATTATGCATTATAAATACAAAAGCAAGCCTTTTGCTCATCAACATAAAGCCCTTGAAATGTCATGGGATAAAGAAGTTTTTGCGTACTTTATGGAAATGGGTACAGGTAAATCAAAGGTACTAATTGACAATATTGCTATGCTTTACAACGCAGGCAAGATCAATGGTGCATTAATTGTTGCACCAAAAGGTGTATACAAGAACTGGTTTGACTCTGAAATACCAAACCATATGCCTGATTATATAGAAAAGAAAGTAGGTTTATGGAGATCTAAACCTGATGCTACAGATCTAAAACCTTTGTTTGCTACAGGTGCAGAGCTTCACATATTGATTATGAATGTTGAAGCATTCTCTACTAAAAAAGGTTTACAGTTTGCAGAAAGATTTCTATCTAGTCACAAAGCTTTGATGGGTATAGATGAATCTACAACGATTAAGAATCCATCAGCTAAAAGAACTAAAAATATACAG